TGATTAAGAGATGTGGCTACTGTTGTAGATTCTAGTTGTTCTGCATTAAGGTAGTTGGTTTGTTCTGCAAGTATCTTGCTATTGCCACCTATTTTTAAGAATCCCCCACGAAGAGCCAAGAATAGTTTAATAATATTTGCTACACCGTTAGCAATAAGACCAAATGTCATCAAAAGAGTTGGTCCGATAATGCCAACAAAAGTAGTTGCAATTACTATAAACCTCTTTGTGCCATCTCCCAAACCATTAAACTTATCAAGAAGATCTCCTATTACCTTTACGATTGGAGTTACAGCCTCTAAAAATGTTTTTCCTATTGGGGCAATTGCTAGTTTGAGTTCTTCAACTGCACCCTTGAATTTTGTGCCAACGGCATCTTCTACTGTTGCCAATTCTCGTTCGGACAGAATTGCAAGTTCTTCTATTGATGCTCCAGCAAGTTGTAAAACCTTGCTTGCCTGTGTTCCTTCTTTAGTAATGTTCTGAAATAATGTTGATAGACGGGCAAACTGGAACTTACCAAAAAGTTGTTCAATTGCTCTTGAGCGATCCAGAGGTGCAAGTGTGTCTAGGGCTTGTGCAAATCCTATTACTGTGTTTTTAATGTCGCCTTGATTTGCTTCAACAATACCCTTGATATTTACGCCTAAGCCTGCAAGCATTTCGCTTGCTTTCTTGCTTGGGTTAATTAATGATGCAAGACCAGACTTAAGTGCGTTGGCGCCTTCTGATGCATTAATACCACCTTCCTTCATTGCTGTAAGGAAGAATGCTAAATCTTCTACATCTCCACCAAGTTGCTGAACAACTGGCCCAGCCTTTGGAATTGCTATTGTTAAATCTTCAATCGATACGACTGTTTGGTTTTCTACGGAGTTAAGAAAGTTAATTTTTGATGCAAGGTCTTCTGCAGCGATTCCAAATGCATTTGTAAGAGAGATTGTTGTCTCAAGGGCCTGCTCTTGCTCTACGTTACCAAGTACTGCAAGTCTTGTTGCTTGAGCAACCTGTGCTGTTAGGTCTGCGCCAGTCTTACCCATTGCTGCAGCAGATGCTGCCATTTCCATTGTCTTGCTTACTGCAACTCCATATTTAGTAAATTCTTCTGCAAGTTTTTTTACATCTTCAAGTGCCCTGTTTGTTTCATCACTTGTAGTAAAAATATCACCGTAAACACGCTTAAACTTAAGGGCTTGCATTTCAAGATCCATAAAGACCTTAGAAGCAGTTGTTCCAAAATATGCAAGCGGAATAGTAAAGCCCACCATAAGTTGGCGGCCTGCCCACTGAGTATTCTTACCAAAGTTTAGAAGACTTGTTGATCCTTGTCTAACTACCTGATTAAACAACGCTTGCTTTTGCGCCGCCATTGCTGTCTTAGTAGCATAGTCATTCATGTTCAAGGTTTGTGGCGTAATAGCCATTGCCTTTATAGCACCGTTAGCATCACGACCCATCTTGATATACTGGGTCTGCATCTTCTTGACACGATCTTCTGCTACCTTACCAATTGTGTCAAACTCTTGTCTAAATAATCTTCCGAAGGTTTTTGATGCCCCGCCAGCATAACGGAAGTACTCACGCATCGAAAGTTTATTAGACTCTAATGCGTGAGTAAACGACTCCGTAGATGATCTAACATTGCCCATGGTGGCAGTAAACTGCCCTGTAGCATTGATAGAGTTTAAGAGATTGGTTTGCAATCCCTTTTGTGCTGCCGAAGCGGCTGCGCTAGTTTTTGCTATTGATGCATGAAAATTTGCAAGTTGACGTTGTAGATTTTTAAGTTCTGTTAATGCGGACGACGTATCAATTTGTACGCCAATATTGGCATTAACATCACTCATCTATGTCACCTCTTTATTTAATTGTTTGCAAGAACTGTGTTCAACAAAGAGTTTGCATCAGTAAGTTTGACACCTGAAGCGGCTTCAATTACTTTGTAAACTGTTGGTAAATCTAGGATATCTTCTAAAGCCTTTAGATCTTTTGCAAGATCTGGTTTGTATTGTTCCATAGCAATTTGTACGCATTCAACAAGGAGAGTCATTGACTGCTCGTTATCTTCTGCTACTGCCGCTACCTGTTCGAACTTCTTCATAAATGGACGCAGCAAAGAAATTTTCAAGGGACGAACCTTGATTACTGAGCCATCCATCAGAGTAAGTTCTTCACCCTCATGTACTGTTGTTGCCATTTTTTTCCTCCTATTTAGGCTATGTTAATTATAGCATAAGGGAGGGGTCTCTATCGTCTTCATAATCAAGACCCATACCAATTCCAAACCCTACCTTTTCAGCATTTACTCCTTGCAAAGCAAGAACATCATTTGAATCAGAAGTTGCTCCACCACTAAATACTCTGGCCTTCATATCTTCCCATTCTTTCTGGCCCTTGTCACTACCAGACTCCTTATCTAGATCAACTCCCTGAATAGCAGCCAAAAACTTTTTTTCATTATAGTCTAGTTCTCTGCTACTCTGTAGCGTTGCCATTAGTTCTGCCATTGATAGAGACTTCTCTAATTCTTGGTAGTCTTTCCAAATCCCCAGCAAAAAAACCTCAGATTCTAGTTTTGCTAAATCCAAGGTATCCCAAGTATCACCATTGCTTTCTACTTGGTCTTTAACGGTTTCTTCAGATTGCTTGTTAATTCTTATCCCTGCAGCAATATCTAAAACAGTATAGATAGTCTTCATATCAAGGTTGTCTTCTATATCTTCAGTAGATCTAGATATTCTTGGGTAATATTGTTTCATGCAAATTCTTACACACTCCACAAGTTTTTCTATTGATTCATCATCGCTAGATGTATTTTTAACAGCATCAAATGCATCCATAAACTCACGAAGATATTTAATCTTTAATGGAATAATCTCTAATTCTGTGCCATCAAACAAATGAATAATAGCGCTGTTATATATTGTTGTAGCCATATTACTTCTATTCTACCATAAAACGCCTTATTAAACAACAAAACCCACCTCCGAAGAGATGGGCTAAGTCGTTTTTATATTAAATTATGATGCTGGTGTCCAGGTACGATCTACGATCTTACCATATGAACCAGAAACATCTTCTGGAAGTAGACGGAATGAAACTTCAAACATTGAAGCCTCGTCACGCTTTGCAGATACTGTAACATTTTCAATTGAAAGTGCACGGTATGCTGAGTATACACGTTCTACGTAAGCCGAATTGACGCAATCGCCAGTTCCTGGGCCTATTGCAACGATACCACGCTCAACTGGACATTCGCCAAGATCTCCTGCAGAAAGGTTAAGTGTTCTTCCTGTTGAAGTTGACCTTGTTCCTGTTAATTTGGAATCGGTGTAAGCCAAAGCAAGTAGAAGATTTTCTAGTGTTGCTTCAGCAAATGCTGTTGCAAGTGAAACCTGCATGCCTTGCTTGTAAAGTTTTGCAACGTCAAGAATCTGGTCAACTGTAACTTCGCCGAAGTCAGGTTGAAACTGTAGTTCAAGTCCGTTCATTGTATAACCAACGTTTGTGTAGTCTGGATCAGCAGTAATTGTGTCTCTAAAAGGCTTTCCAGCCTCTGGACTAGTTAATGTTGATGGAGACAAAGTTGTATCACAAACGAATAGGTTTGCTGCACCAACGATGATGTTGGTCGATGTACCACGAGTAAATGGCATTTATTTACCTCTTTCTCTTAAATAGGGTTATTAAGTTGTTTGGCGCTGTTTCCTCGTATTAATTATAACAGTGTTTTTAAGTGTATTTGGGGGTTGCTGAGTCTTTAGTATGGTAGTCGTACTCGATTATCAACTTACCCCTAAAGTTGAACTTAATAGATCCTAGTTCAACAAGGTCTCTTGTTTCGTCAATTTGAAAAACCTTAAAACGATGAAAAAATACATTTAATGCTGGAATTTGGTCTGGATTATTAATAAGCCAGTCATTCACATCTTGTGCTGCTGAGTCTTCCCTATCTAGGGCAGCCGTAATAATCCTGGCTATATCAAACCCTTGGGCATCGCTAGACGAGTGGATCGTATAAACTAGTTGCTCTCTTTTATGTCTGTACATTGTGTTTGGTCTGTATCTTGCCAGTCTGTCATATGCTATTAAAAATGCATCTCCAGTTACCGTGATTTCTCCAAAGAGGTCGTCTAGGTTGGTAGACTGGACTGGAACGATTGGGTCTATGCCTTCAATGCCAGTTACTATTCCAAATTCTTTAAGTTGGGCAACAACATATTTATTAATAAAAATAGGTGGAAAGCCTGTCTCTGCCGCTACTGTTAATACCATGATACTATTCTACCCCAATATGTGCGTTTGCAATCCATTTAAATCCCGTTTCAATTCCAACAGACTTTCCTACTCTTGTGCCAGAGCGAAAGTTTTTCTTGTATATAACTGGTTTCTTTATATATGAATATAACCCAGAAGATTTTAAAAATGATTGCTTAAAGTATACTCTAAAAAATTCATCTGCTACTGCTTCAAACGAACCCTGAACTTCTGTTCCTCCAGGATTCTGAACTTCTATATCTCTTTTTGTAAATACTGTTTGTCCATCTGCTTCAAATGCCAAAACTTCTGATCTTACTGGAGATATCGTGACTGGAGTTCCATCTTCCATAATCTTTGCCTTGTTCTCAAACGGAACAGATGACCCAGATGGAAGACTCCTTGATTGTTTAAAGTTTGATTTAAAAGAAAGACCCACATTGCTAACCGTATATGTAAAATCATATAATCTTGCTTTTGGGCTGCCGACTTGATACCATTCATAAATATGGTGTAGTGCTTTTGGGTTAGATCGTGCTTCAACGTCTATGTAATCTTTTAATATATTAATTGTACTGTTTCCAAGATTTTTTAAAAATATACTTTTGCCTTTTTGTGCTCCGTCTAAAAATCCAACAGAGTAGTCAATGGCATTACCTATAATTTTTTCAAGATGCTTGGTATTCATTATGATGTTCATTAGTCACCCACTGTTTGGTTTTCGGATCTACGCCATAACATATGGTAATATTCAACACTTTGAAGACCTCCAACAAAAGGCTCGATTGTTGCAAGTTCGTAAATTGTTCCTCTTCCGCTTCGTGGACCTGCTGTTTCTCTATATACTAGGTTGTCTCCTGGAAGCCTTATATTTGTTATAAGAATATTTGTAATGTTATTATTTTCATTTTTTGAAGATGTTCTTATATCTGATTTTGATCTTGCAACAAGTTTTCCTTCAGATACTAAAAACACTGCTGGAGAAGTTTCTTCATTTGATTTTTTAACTAAAGACTGTGCATTACATGTAATTGTTCTATCAAATATCCATTCTTTTACTGCTTTGCCATATTCGCTTTGCGTGATTATAGGATAGTAAATATCGGCAAGCATTGGGTACATAAAGTCAGTTGTGTCACAATTCATCACAGCATCCCAGGTGTACGCAGGTTAGTAATATATTTGTCAAGAATAATATCAACAAGAATATTTCCAGTACCAAAAAATTTAGATGGGTCATACTTTAACTTAAACTGATCTGTTTGGTATTCAGTAATGTAGGCTTTGTAGTGATCCATTCTGCCACATTTAATATCATTAATCATCATTCCTACCGCATCACGAACATCATTAGGAATAACCTTATACCCTGAATCGTAATCAATTATATAATCAAATCCTTCAGGAAATGCAACTGCTGTATTTTTTGTATTTGTCCACATATTGTCATAGTTTTCATATGGAGCATAAGTATAAAAGGAGTCTGATCCAGCATCTCTATACTTGAGCGGCTTTCTTTCTGCACGGTCTTTTGTTTCATAATAAGATGAATCTGTTGGTACTTTAACAATTGCAGTTCTATCTTTTGTAACTGTATAATTAAATCCATCTAGTGCTGGGCCGTTTACAGTATCTGTAATATCGTATACAAGTTTTCCATTTTCATAAACTTGATTAACTTTGTAAACAGTACCCCAAACAGGAATGTAGTCTGTACCCTGACCAACAACTTCAAGAATTTTCTTTTCAAATGTAAATCCACGATTAATTAATGAGTCAATAATTGCTCTAGCAATGCGCTCATTGTATGTTGCTTCTGCAATTTCTGTTGCTGTTGTACCTAATGTATTTGGGTCAACGTATGGTCTAATGACGCTAAGAATATCTTGAACAAGAATATGTTCTTCAGCGTCTTGGTTTATTTCAAATATTTGTACAGAATAATCATGATCATAGGTAATAAAGTCACCTGTTAAAGTAAAGGTAATTTGAGAGTTTGCATCAGATGTAAGCACTTCAGATACTTCAATTGTTTTAGGAGCATTTTCAATAGTAAATAGATAATCGGTACCTGGTTCTGGAACATCGTACTTAACATCAATAGGGTATGGTGGAAGTCTAAGAATTATCATATTTATTTACCGTAGTATCTTGCCACTTCTTGAGGAGTCGCCATGCGAACCTTTTCGTGGGTAAGCCACTTTTCGGAAACCTCCTTGGTCACAATATTATAGCCTCTTACAACTTCACCAACTTCATTCCAGAATATATTTCTTTCTGAGAACAATGCTACTTTTTCGTCTGTCTGCTTTTCAACTTTTTTAGACTCTTTTGGCTCTTGCTTTGGAGTCCAACTAGCAATAACCTCAAGCATATGAACTTTTGTTGTTGCGCCAAACAAGTCAATGTTGTTCTTTTTTGCATAAGACTTTATTTCCATAACAGTCTTTTTAGACAAATCTTCAATAGTAGACATTTATTCCTCCTATGTCATTATACCAGAATTAGCGTCGTCTGCCTCTGCCAAAATTATTTTGCATTGGTAAGCGAATTCCGTTTGGTGTTCCTGATGGATTAACAGCGTTTGGCCCAGATGTTTCTCCAAGAGTTGCTCCTGAAGTTCCCATAGTATTAACTTGCAAACCACTAGGACCCATAACGATTACACCTGGATTTCCTAGTGTAACAATTGCACCTTCACCATTATGACTATGATCTTCTGGTGTTCCTGGGTATGACATATTTACTCCTAAAAGAGAATAAGGAGGGTAGTTTTTACGCTACCCTCCCTATCAAGTGTTTCAGTGATTATGAATTGTTTGCTGCTGTTGCGAATGCAACTGCGTCAAGTTCTTCCCACTGAATACCGAAGCGGACGAATACTGTGTACTCAATTGTGTCCTTCTTTGGCTGGTAGAAACGGTTTACAGTGATATCACGTTGGAATCCCCATACACGGTTCTGTGGGAATGTCAAATCAATATAACCTGCAGGATAGTAAGGAACTTCCTGAACCTCAACACCGAGAACACGAGTTGTACGTGCTCCACCAAATGTCTGGGCATTGCCATCAAGGTATGCTTGACGGTTTGCAGGTGTACCTGCTGGCTTGCCAGCAAATGCTTCTGCGATTGCATCAGCCAATGTACCATTATTCTTAATGATACCCTGGAATGCGTCTGTGCCTGCATAGAACTTAAGATTGTTCTTGATTGCACGGTACTTGCGTGGCATTGCGAGAATAATGTTTTGCATTACTTCTGTTGTCCATGC